CGCGGGCCAGATCTCCTGGAGAAATCAAGGTGCGGCTCCCCCCGTGAGATACGTGCGTCTATCCGCTATCATCTCCCACATGGAGAGCGACAACACGACGCTGCGACCACGCATGGTGGCGGTGGCGGATCTGACCAAAGAGAACCTCCAGGCGATGCTCCGGGACATGGACGCTCAACCCGGCTGGCATCTGGCATCGGACCTCTACGCCTGGTACGAGGGCATGGCGCGTGAAGCAGGCTTGGCGGCGGTCAGCCGTAAGAAGTTCGGGATGGTCCTGGCCGAGCTGGGGTTCCGCAGTTCGACCCGTCGGGTCGGAGGACGTCCGGGCCGGCGCTGCTGGTTCCTCCCTCGGCACGCCATCCGGGCCGCCCAGGAGGCGGCCGAATGAGCCTCCCCGAGTGGGGCCATCTGATCGAGGCGCTCGGCCCCTTGGCGGACAGTGACCCCGGCGCGGAACACACCAGTGATCGTCTGGTGCGTGAGTACAACTCGTGGGCCGTAGGGCGAGGGATGGAGTCGGTCTCGGCCCAGCAGATGGGGATGGCGCTCCAGAGGCACACGACCTTGGACGCAGGACGGCGCCACAACTCCAAAGTCTGGCGCTTGACTCGCGCGGGGTTGGAGTGCCGGAACTGGCACACCTGACCGTTCACTGTCAACGAGGCGATGGGGCGATGCGGCCGAGATGTCACATCGCCCCGTAGGATGACACCCATGGTGATCCCGGTCTGGCTCCAGCTCCTGATATACGCGCTGGCCGTGGCGCGCGTGACCGGGCTCATCGTGGCCGACACGATCACCGAGCCCGTGCGCGACGCCATCATCGCCAAGCTGGACGACCGGCCGGCCACACTCGGCTCGTTCCTCGCCGCGCTGATCCAGTGCCCCTGGTGCGCCGGGATGTGGGTCAGCCTCATCGCCGCTCCCCTGGTCTGGCTCTGGGGGGACTCACCCGTCATGCTGGTCCCAGCGCTCGCTCTGGCCTTCAGCCAGGTCACGGGCATGACCGCAAGCGCCGGGAGGTAACGGGTGGCACTGCTACGCCGCAAGAGCGCGCCGGTCCCCCCGGCCGCGTCCAGCCAGGAGGTCGAGCACCGGATCGCCCTGGCCGGCGCGACCGCAATCGTGGGCCTCAATGAGTCCAGCTCGTGGAAGACCTGGAAGTTCGGCAACAAGGACTGGCAGGTCGAGGCCTGGCGCCTCTACGACATCGTGGGCGAACTGCACAAGCTGTCCGGCCGCGTCGGTGACAGCGTCTCCCAGGCCCGGCTCTACGTGACCGAGGTGGATGAGACCGGCGAGGAGCAGGGCGAGGTCACCGAGGACCAGATCAGGCGGCTGGCCGCCGTGCCGCTCGGCACCGGCGCCCAGCGCGACGACAACCTCCGCCTGGCCGGCATCGACCTCGCCGTGGGCGGGGAGTGCTGGATCGTGGGCGAGGGCGCGGCCACCTCCCCCGAGAAGGCCGAGGGCTCCTGGTTCGTGGTGACCGCCGCCGCGATCAAGCGCACCGGTGACGAGGTCTCGGTGCGCCGGCCCCAGCAGCGCGGCGGATCCAAGCTGGTGCTGCGCGACGGCACGGACATCCTGATCCGGTGCTGGCGTCCGCACCCCAACGACACCGACCAGGCCGACTCGTTCACCCGGAGTGCGATCGTCCCTCTCCGGGAGATCGAGCTGCTGACCAAGCGCGAGTTCGCCGAGCTGGACTCGCGCCTGACCGGCGCCGGCATCATGTTCGTCCCCGAGGGTGTGGACTTCCCCCGTGGCCCGGACGACCCGGCCGGCCTGCCCGGGTTCATGGCCTACCTCCAGCGCGCGGCGGCGGCGAGCATGGCCGACCAGAGCACGGCGCGCGCCATGGTGCCGATCATGGCCACCATCCCGGACCACCTCCTTGAGCACATGGACAAGATCCAGCCGCTCAACTTCTGGTCCGATCTGTCGGCCGAGATCGGACCGATGAAGGAGAAGGCGATCGACCGGGTGGCCTCGATGGCCGAGATCCCGGCCGAAGTGCTGACCGGCATCAGCGACGCCAACCACTGGACGGCATGGCTCATCAGTGACGAGGGCATCCGCTGGATCAAGTCCTACCTGGGGCTGATCGCGGACGCGCTCACCCGGGGCTTCCTGCGGCGCGCCCTGGAGTCGATGGGCGTGGCCAACCCCGAGCGCTACGCGTTCGCGTTCGACACGTCCACCCTGGCCGCCAAGCCGAACCGCCTGGACGAGGCCGAGCGTCTCCACGATCGTGGCCTGATCTCGGACGAGGAGCTGGTCAAGGCGGCTGCGTTCTCAGTGGACCAGATGCCCGACGAGGCCGAGCGCGCGAGGCAGATCGTCTACAAACTGGTGCTGGCCCAGCCGGACATGGCGCTGGACCCCGAGGTCCAGAAGATGCTCGGCCTCCCGCCGATCAAGAGCGTCGGCCTGCCACCGACCTCAGCCCAGAACGCGGACGGCAACGACCCGGACCCCGACGAGGATGGTCCCCCCAACGGTGGGGAGGACCCGGACGCGCCGGACCAGGCGAACGCCATCACGGCGGCCCTGGACGCACGCATCGCTCTCGCCTCCCCGAGCATGCCGGCCCTGCCCGGCCCCGAGGCCGTGTTCAACGCCAGTGCCAAGCTGCTGGTGCTGCGCGCCCTGGAGCTGGCCGGTGGCCGGCTGACCACGCCGCAGGAACGGCGCGGCCGGTGGGTCGATGTGCCCCGTCACGAGCTGCACCACCACGTCGGCCCGATCACGCCGGGGAAGGCGGCCAAGGTCACCGAGGGCGCGTGGAACCACGTCGCGCTGGTGGCCTCAGACCTCGGGGTGAACGGGGACGATCTGGGCCTGTTGCTCCAGGGCTACGTCTATGAGCTGCTGACCCGGGGCATCCGGCACCACGACGACCTGCTCTTTGCGGCGCTGAACATCGCCAACCGGGGCCGGGGGCTGGTGAACGCATGACGCTCCCAGAGTCGTGTGTGGCCGACGGTATCCCTCAACGGGGTCACGGCCAGAGGTTTGATGCCCTGGTGGGCTGGCACAGTTGGATCTCTCCGCCGCCCAGTCTGATTCTGGAGAGGGTTCGTGCTCTGCGGGAGGAGGCCGCTATCGCTCGATACCGCTCCGCGCTGAGTGGCGGTCTCAGCGACTACGAGGCACGGGCCGAGGGGTGGCCGTCATGATCATCGACCGGTTGACCGTGCTCACCGGGCTGAGCACTCTCGTGCTCGCCGTGGCTTACCTGGTCGTGTCCTGGTGAGCGTGCACGCGGCGTGCAAGCGTGGCCCCCGAGGCTGGTTCTGTATCCGAGACGCCGATCATGCCGGACCGTGCGCTCTGGTGGCCCGCTGGTGGATCGGTGGCCGTTGGCGTAAGGGCGAGAGGCGATGACCGGCCCGGCCGTCTGGAACGGCAAGGGCATTGACCCCTGGCTCCCCCATCGGCTCGATGCCGCGCTGGAGGCGGCGAGCACCGAGCGGCAGATCCGCGCCGGGGTCTGGGCGGCCCTGAGCGAGTGGCTGGTGGCCCTGGAGCGGCGGATGGTCCGCGAGGGCGCGCCGCCGGATCTGGACGCCGTGTGGGCCGTTGAGCCCGCCTGGCGCGACGCCGTGGACGCGTTGCTGTCCGGCGAGATCTGGCAGGCCATCGGGCTCGCGTTCCGCAAGCTGTTCGGCGTGGCCTACACCTGGGACACCCGACCGGCCGTGGTCCGCTACTTCACCGAGGTCCGCAACCGTCTGGTCCGGATCCCGGAGGAGGTCTACGACCTCGTGGCCGGCCAGGTCTCAGCGGGCATCAACCTCGGCGAGGGCATCCCGGAGCTGTCGGCACGAGTTGACAGTGTCCTGTCAACCACGGGGTCGGCGCGCTGGTCGAACCGGGCCACGGTCATCGCCCGCACCGAGACGATCGGCGCGCTGAACTTCGGCCGCTGGGAGTCGTTCCGGGTGATCGTCGAGGATGACCCGGACGTCCAGTTCGAGCTCATGTGGCTCTGCGTCCTACCTGGGACACCGGTCGTGGTGAACGGGGTCCAGGCTGTCGCCCGACGCTGGTACGACGGTCAGGTCTACGACCTTCGGACGGCCTCGGGGAGGCGGGTATCCCTCACACCTCAGCACCCGGTACTCACGGCCCGGGGCTGGGTCAGCGCACAGAGCCTCCAACTGGGTGACCAGCTTCTCTCCGTCCCCGGGATTGATCCCGTCGGGACACCAGGCGTAAAGAGACGCTATGCCCTGATCGAGGAGTGCTTTCAGGCGGCGGCCAAAACCCGTGAAGTGCGGACCCTGACGCGGGAAGTGCCGGGCTGTGTGGATCTCGACGGCCACCTTGCCCACGAGGAAGTCGAGGTTGTATCGGCCTACGGCCACTTGAGCCAGGGGGTTGAACCCGGCCTCGCTAAGGATCTGGCCCGCCTCAGCCTCGAATTTTCCGACGAGACGCTGGCTGACCTGGTTGTGGAGAGCGCGCTTCCGCATGGCGTTCTCTGTAACCATCACCCCCGATTCGGCCGTACGCCGGGCGGCTTCAACCAGGTTCTGACTTGTGCCGTCCCGCTGGACCCGGATGATCCCGGCGGCGCTCTTGTCGCGCATCGGGACGCCGGCAATCCGGAGCACTCGGCGAATCGCGTCTCCGCTAGCACCAAACTGTCTGACCAGGCCGTGGACAGAACTACCGGCTTGGTAGAGCTGGACGATCTGGTCGGCATCGAGGTCCGTACGTGGAGCGGGCATGTGTACGACTTTACCACGGACTGCCAATGGTTTATGGCAGACGGGATTGTCGTACACAACTCGACAGATGACACCAGGACACGGCCGGACCACGTCGTGGCCGATGGCCAGCGCGTACCGGTCGGCTCCCGCTTCCTGGTCGGTGGTTCGGAGCTGGCCTTCCCCGGTGATCCGACGGGTCCGGCAAATCAGACAATTCAGTGCAGATGCACAATGCTCCTCGTCGAAGAAGACGAGATCGTCGATCTGTCCAACCGGCAGATGAAGTAGCCTGAGCAGAGGAGGAAGCCATGGGTACGAAGTTCCAGACGATGCTCGCGCCGATCGGGCTGTCCACCGGTGACGGCCGCCGGTTCGCGCCGGACGCCATCACCCTGGACGAAGTGCCGCTCCCGTTCGAGTGGGTGCGCTCCCGCGAGGGCGGCCACGACGGCGCGGTCAGCATCGGCGTCGTCCAGGAAGCCGCGATCCTGAGCGTCAAGGACGCGCTGGCCCAGGGCTTCATCAGCCCCGAGAACGCCAAGGGCCTGGACGCCACGATGATGGCCGTCTGGGGCAAGGGCGAGCTGCACGACGGCGTGGACCGCGAGCAGATGCCGCGCCTGGCCGAGGACGTGGCCGAGGCCATGCACCTGGCCGGCGCGGGCACGCTCGGCCCCTCGGTGGATCTCGACACGTTCGAGGGCGTGCCGGTCATGGCGGGCTCGGACGAGCCGGTCACCTGGGAGGACATCGAGGCTCACTACGAAGAGACCGGGGAGGAGCCGAAGATCGAGCTTCTCGTGACCTCCGGCCGCGTGCGCGCGGCCACCCTGGTCAGCATCCCGGCTTTCGCCGAGACGTCCCGGCCCCTCGAACTGATCGCCCAGGAGGTCACCGAGGAGAGCGTGGCCCAGGACACCGAGCGCGCCGCCGCGCTCATCGCGTCCACCGGCGCCCTGCTCCCCCTGGCCTCCAGCTTCGACCGGCCCGCCCTGGACGGCCCGACCCCGATCACCTGGGACTGGGAGACCGGTCAGGTGTTCGGCCACATCGCCACCTGGCAGACCTGTCACGTCGGCTACTCCGACGTGTGCGTGACCGCGCCCAAGGACGAGACCGGCGAGTATGCCTGGTTCAACCGGCACCCGGTCGAGACCGAGGACGGCGGCACCCTGTGGGCCGGTCGGATCACCGTGGGCGGCCGGCACGCCGGGCTCTCGCTCAACGCGAGCGCCACGATGTCGGCTTACGATGGCAAGACCGTGGCCGCCTACGTGCGGGCGTACGAGGACGAGCACGGCATCGTCGTGGCCGGCGCCATCCAGCCCGGCATCACGGCGAGCGAGCGCGCGGCGCTCGACCGGCGCAAGGTGTCCGGCGACTGGCGCGAGACGCCGGCCGGGCTCAGCCTGGTCGAGGTCCTGGCCCTCTCCCCCGGCCCGCGTGCGCACGCCGAGCCTGGGTTCCCGATCCCGGGGACCTTCAGCGTCAACGGGCGCCAAGTGGCGCTCACGGCCGCGCTCGGCCCGATGGTTCAGACGTTCGGCGTTCGTCCAGCCGGGCTCCGGAATCTGGACGTGGCCGAGCTGGTGCGCCAGGCGCGCGCTGCTGAGCGGGACCTGGCTGCTGAGGAGCAGAAGGCGGCCGAGGCGCGCGCCGCGCTGGCGCCGCTGGTGATCGAGGTAACGGATCGAGAGCGCGCGGCGCTGGCCGCCGCGCTAGGGGAGGGCGGCAACTGATGTGCAACTGCAGCAAGGGCAAGGCGAGCCGGAAGACCTACACGGTCCAACTGTCCGGCGGCCTCAAGGTCACCAAGACCAGTGAGGCGGCGGCGGTGGCTTATGCGGCCAAGCACCCGGGCGCGAGGGTGATCAAGCCCGCGAGCTGACAGTTCAATGTCAAGAAGGCCCGGCCATCGGCCGGGCCTTCTGTGTGTCAGGCGTTGACGATCGGCAGGTGGACCCAGACCCAGCCGTCCGCCGGGATCGGCACGGTCTCGGTGTTCTGGCCGTCCACCAGGCCGAGGCGCCACTGGCGCCACTCGGACGGCACGACTTCCTCACCGTTGACCTCCTCCACGATCACGTGCTCGGTCACGGCGCCGAGCCAGCGCGAGGTCTTCGGCCCGTCGGTGCCGATCGGGGAGCTGACCATCATGTCGCCGATGGCGACCAGCGCCGCCTTCACCCGGGCCGGCCGGATCTCCAGGATTTCCATGCCCCCACCTTACCGCCATGACTGCCGGACACGTCGGCCGGAATGGCAGGTCACGGTGCTAAGATCGCGCCATTGACACGCCGGGGTCAGGATTCGGTCCGACCGGAGTCGCCACTGTTCCGACGACGTGAGGACGGACCACATGTTCCCGTTCGACATCCCGGCCGATCTGTCCGCGCTCAGCGCGGAAGAGTTCGCGGCCTTCCGGACCCAGGTCCACAACTTCGCCCAGGGCACCGTGGCTGACGCCGACGCTAGCTCCGAGCTTCTCGTGGCCACCAAGGACCTGTTCACCAGCGTCGAGGCCGAGGACGCCCGGCGCACCGAGCTGGCCGCGAAGGCGACCGCCGCGCGCGCCGAGCTGGCCGCCGGCCTCGCACCGACCGAGCCGACCCCGGAGCCCGCCCCGGCGCCGACCCCCGAGCCGACCCCGGTTCCTGCTCCCCAGCCCGGCGGCACCGACCCGGTCCCGGCCGTGGTCGCCAGCACCATCGACCCGGCCCCGGCGGCCGAGCCGGTCCGCTACGCCAGCATGACCGCCAGCGCGGACGCGCCGGGCAACATGGGTGCGCTGACCGAGTTCGCCCAGGTCGGCCAGCTCCTGGAGCGCCGTCTGGCCTCGTACTCCACGAGCACCAGCAAGCGCTCCGACCTCGCCACCCGCATCCGTAGCGGCGGCAAGCGCGCCCTGATCGGTGGCCGCTCGCTCCAGCGTCACGGCGGCGTCACGTTCAACCGCGAGTTCCCCGCCGAGCTGCGGATCACCGACACCAAGGACGCAACCGCCGTCCTGGACTACGCGGTCAGCGAGGCCCGCCTGGAGGGCGGCTCCCTGGTCAAGGCGGTCGAGGCGTCGTTCGAGCGGACCGGTTCGCTCACGGCGGCCGTTGGCTGGTGTGCGCCGTCCGAGACGATCTACGACCTGTGCGAGCTGGAGACCATGGACGGGATGCTCGACATCCCCGAGGTCCAGGCCACGCGCGGCGGCTTCTTCGTCCCCGAGAACGGTGGCCCGGACTTCTCGGTCATCTACGACTCCATCGGTGACGAGGGCGACGTCATCCTCACCGAGTACGACGTGGAGAACGGCGCCGAGAAGGTCTGCGTCGAGATCCCCTGCCCCGACTTCGTCGAGGTCCGCCTGGACGTCGCCTACGTCTGCATCACCGGCTCGCTGCTCCAGCGCCGGGGCTACCCCGAGGCCGTTACCCGGTTCACCCGGGGCGCCATGGTCGCGCTGGCCCACAAGGTCAACGAGTCCGTCATCGCGCGCATCGTCGCCCAGTCGGGCACGCGGGTGGACATCGCGGCCGACGCGTCCGGCGACGACGCGGTCAGCGCGCTGCTCTCGGCGATCGAGCTGGCCGTGGAAGACATGAAGTACCGGCACCGGATGGGCCGGGGCGCGACCATGGAGGTCGTTCTCCCCGCCTGGGTCATCGCGCCCATGCGCGCCGCGCTCGCGCGCCGGGCCGGCGTCGCCATGTACGACGTGTCGGACGCGGACATCCTGCGGGCCTTCACGACCCGGCGCGCCGTGCCGCGTTTCGTCTACGACTGGCAGGACGCCTTCTCCGGTCAGGCCAGCGGCCCCGGCGGCGCCACCCCGATCACGGCGTGGCCGGCCACCGTGGACTTCCTGATCTACCCGGCCGGTACCTGGGTCAAGCCGGTCCGCGACGTGGTCAACCTGGACACCGTCTACGACAACGCGCTCCTGACCCAGAACCAGTACACGGCGCTGTTCGCCGAGGACGGTTTCAACGTCCTCAAGATGTGCGCCGAATCGCGTCTCTACCGGGCGCCGATCGACCCGTCCGGCGTCGTCGGTTGCTGCCCGTAACCCACCCCTTGACCGCCGGGCGCTCCGGTGTCGACCGGACTTCGAGCCGGACTGGAGCGCCCGGCGAACCACCTGAGGAGGTGAGACACGGATGGCACCCATCGTCCCGGCCCCGGTAGTCCCGGCGCCGGAACAGCTCCGCCGACGGTATGGCCTGTTCGACGCCGCCGCCGGCCCGCTCGACCTCCCCGCTCATGGGGAGGGCGGCGGCGTTCGCTTCACGCCGCTGGCCTGCGGTGGCAGCTACGCCTACGGCGTGTCCTGCTACGAGCCCGGCGCGGCGCCGGCCAAGCCCCTGGACGGCGGCAACGCCGAGGTCTCCACGGGCGTCTTCGCCGTGCTGTCCACGCTGTTGTGCGGCTCGGTCGGCTACTCCGACGAGGAGTTCCGGACCCAGGTCCGGCGCCGCCTCGAAGGCTCCGAGATGGCCGGCGTGGAGCGGGCTCTCTGGGGAGGCGACGACTTCGAGGGCAATGCGCTCGAAATCCTGACCCTATCCGACGAGGCCGAGAACATCCCGGCCGGCTACGACCCGGGCCTCATCACCGACGTGGTGGGTGCCCTGGAGCGCTACGCCTACACGGTCCAGGGCTACGGCGGCGTGGCGTACCTCCACGCGCCGATCGAGGTCGCGGCCTTCGCGGCCGAGGCCGGCCTGGTCCTCCCCGAGACCAGCGGCCCAACCGGGCGCAAGATCACCCCGATGGGTTCCATCTGGGCGTTCGGCGCCTACCCGGCCGGCTCGATCATCGTCACGGGCCAGACCACGGTCTGGCGCGCACCGGAGATCCAGGTCTACAACTCGTTCGACCAGAACACGAACGAAGTCCTGATGGTGGCCGAGCGCGCCTACTCGGTCGCCTTTGAATGCTTCGCCGGTGAGGCGGAGTTCGATCCCCTGGAGGTCACGTCGCCATGACGAACCTGCTCTGTGCCAAGCCACTCCAGGGGGAGACCATCCGGGTCACCCTCCTGGACGAGTGCGGGAACCCCGAGTTCGGGGACTGCGCGTTCGGCGTCTCGGACGGCTACGTGAGCGTCACGCTGACCCCGAACACCGAGGAGGGCGAGCGCTTCCTTCAGCGCAACGCCAAGGGTCAGGCGATCGTGAACCAGCGGTCCGCCCCGTCGCTCAACTGGTACGACGTGACCATCGTCTTCCAGGAGGTGGACCCCGAGCTGTTCACGATCGTGACCGGCCTGCCGCCGTACCTGGACGACGAGGACCGCGTCATCGGCTTCCCAGTCACCGAGTCGAATTTCGCCACGGCGAACTTCGCCCTGGAGGCCTGGATGGGCAACGCTGAGGAAGAGTGCCTCCCCGGGGACACCTTCCCGTTCTTCGGCTACAACCTGCTCCCGTGGGTGGTCGAGGGTGCCCTGGCCGAGGACATCACGATCACCAACGACCTGATCACCTTCTCGGTGGTCGGCCGTACCCGCAAGGGCACCCCGTGGGGCACCGGCCCGTACGACGTCGTGCGCGACACGGCCGGCGACCCGCAGGAACTGTTCACGGCGATCCCGACCGACACGCACCACTTGGCGATCTGGACCCAGCTCGCGCCGCCTGAGGCCGAGTGCGGATGCCAAAGCTTGTCGTCATAGCTGCAAGGTTTCACGTGAAACGGCCGGTGCCTTTCGGCACCGGCCGTTCGGCTCAGGAGGGGAGCGGCCATGCCGTTGAACACCGCAGGGATCAACGCGTTCCTGGAGGACGGGAACGAGGCCGTCGTCTGGGTCGCTGTCGGGGACGGCCCGACCTCGGCCGACCAGACCAGCGCGCAGCGCCGCCAGCTGGCCAGCACGGTGGCCGCCGGAGTCATCACGGCGACCGGCGTCCCGTACTCGTTCACCGGCACCCCGGGCGACGGCGCGACGCATGCGCTGTTCTTCTCGGCGAGCACGGCCGGCACGTTCTACGGCTACGACGCGCTCACCGGTGACCAGGCGTTCAACGCGGCCGGGGAGTACGACATCACCGCGCTGACCATCACCGGCTCCAGCACCTAGGCCCGGCCGTGACGGAGACCATCTTCGGCGCGGAAGTCCCGGTCAACCAGAACAACGACAACACGCCGTACACGCTGGGGACCAGGTTCTCCCCGCTGGTGGCCGGCCAGGTCACGCACCACAGGATCTACCGGGGTGACAACAGCCCATCGGGGACGGTCGAACTCCTCCTCTGGCGGAACTCAGATCAGGCCCAACTGAACTCTCAGGAGGTCTTGGGGTCCAGTTTGGCAATGGGGTGGAATGAAGTCGCATTGACCTCCCCGGTCACGACGGACATCGGCGAGGAATACACCGCTTCTCATCACACCTCGGACTGGTATGTCTCCACCGGTAGCTATCCGTGGCCGAAGACCAGTACGGATGGCAACCTTGAGACCCCCGCTCCCGCCGGATTCTTCAACGGCAACTTTGAGCCCTCCTTTCCTGACCAGACTTTCAGCAACGGGTGCTACTTCGCAGACGTCGTATTCGAGCCGTCCGGCGCCGACCCGGCTGAGGGCTCAGCTGCACTCGGGCTCGGTCTCGCGGTGGCCGCCGCCGGCTCCGCTGATGCAGAGGGCTCGGCCGTGCTGGGCCTCGGCCTCGCGGTGGCTGCCGCCGGTGCACGCCGCGCTCAGGGCGCGGTGACTCTCGGCCTCGGGTTGGCGCCAGCCGCCACCGGCGCGCGGGACAGTCTGGGCGCGGCGGCCCTCGGACTTGACCTGTCAGTGTCAAGCTCCGGTCTGCATGCGTCCGCCGGTGCATCGGCGCTCTCGCTCAACCTCGCCCTGGCTGCTCAGGGCTCGGACGGTCAGGCCGGCCGCCCGGTCGCCGCGTGGCCGTACGGCGCCCGCGAGGTCAGCGGTTACCCCTGGACCCCCCGTCCTGTAAAGTCGTTCTCCGGGGAGGTGGGATAGCCATGGGGCTGTTCGGTAAAAAGAAGTCGGAGTCTCCGACGGTGGACGAGATCCTTCAGATGAAGGACAAGGATCTCCGGGCCATCATCCGGGAGGGCCGGGTTCCTCAGAAGTCGCCGAAGGAATTGCGCAAGGCTGCTCAGGTAGCCAAGCGGGCGGCTGAGGGCGAGCGAGGCCTGGGCGCGATATCCGCCGCCACCAAAGGCGGTGGCACGGGGAATCGTAATTACAACAATGTCCCCCTCAAGGATCGTGTCCACCCGACGGAATACAAGCGCATCCTCGAACGCGAAGCAAAGAAGCAGGGGCTATTGTGAACCGTTTTCTTGAATTCATTCTCAGCGTCTGGAAGCAATGCCAGAACTGTGGCGGCACCGGCGAGAAGAATGGCAAGCAATGCACGGCATGTAAGGGCGAGGGTGGCATCGACACCGCCAAGATCTGACCATGAGGGCCGCGACGATCATCGGTGCGCTGCTGATCCTGGCGCTGTTCCTCGTCGCGGCCTTCGCCTGGCACCGGGCCGGGCTCATCTGACCCCCGTACGCTGGCACTGAACAGGAGGAGGTCACGATGGTGATCCCGTGCTCGTGGGACGTAGTGATCCCGTCCAGTCTGTGTCCGGACTGGGACGGCTACCCGACGGCGACCAAGGACACCGCGCTCTGGCTGGCGTCCACCTACCTCTGGGCGGCCACCGGCCGACAGTATGGCCCGTGCTCGATCACCGTGCGCCCGAGCCAGACCAACCGCGCTGAGCTGGCCTACCAGGATTTCGCCGTGATGCCGGGCACCTCCGGATTCAACGTGCCCGGCGGACCATTCCTGTTCGGCGGACGTTGGTTCAACGCCGGCTGTGGCACGGCGTGCTGCGGCAACAGCGCGTGCGCCATCGTGCTGCGCGGCCCGGTTGCCTCGGTGGACGAGGTGGTCGTGGGCGACGAGGTGGTCCCGGCGAGCGCGTACCGGGTGGACGTCGTCAGCGGAGCGTGGCTGCTGGTCCGCATCGACGGGGAGTGCTGGCCGATGTGCCAGGACTTCCGGGCCGAGCCCGGCGAGCCCGGCTCGTTCGAGGTGACCTACTCGGTCGGCCGTCCTCTGCCCGAGGCTCTCGCCATCGCTACCGCCGCCCTCGCGTGCCAGTACGGCAAGTCGATCGCGGGCGGCCCGTGTGCGTTGCCGGCTAGGATGACCCGGCTCTCGCGCCAGGGTGTCGAGGTCGAGGTGGCGCCGCCGGAGCCGGACGGCAAGAGCACGGGGGTCAAGCTGGTGGACGACGTGATCGCCATGCTGAACCCGAACGGGCTGAAGAGTCCGCCGGTCGTGATGTCCCTCGACCTCCCCGAGCAGTGCGACCGGATCACGGTCATCGGGGCCGGCTCCTGATGGCCGTCGCGGACAAGGTGGTCATGCCGCTGGCGCGCGAGATGCTGGCCTGCTTCGACCAGGAGATCACCAAGGTCGAGAATCCGCCGATGTACGTCGGGCTCCGGCCCGGCAACGTCGTGGCTCACCTGATGAGCACGGCTCAGGATGAGTGCTGCTCCGGCCTGGCCTGGGTCCGGCCGGCCACGTTCTACCCGACCGGCGCCGGTGTCTTTCCGGCCCAGGACGAGGCGCCGATCAAAGGCGGGACCCGGGCCTGGGGTGTCACGCTGGAGCTGGGCGCGGTCCGGTGCGCGCCGACCCCGGACGCCGATGACATCCCGACCACCGAGGAATGGGACGCGGCGACTCAGGCCCAG